TCTCAGGTAACTTAGGTATAGGTGGCAACCTTACTGTTACAGGTACAACTACATTCAACGGTGGCACACTTACACTAGGTGATGCGAACACAGACAACATCGTGTTTGGTGGTGAAGTAGACTCTGACATTATACCTGACGATGATGACACACATGACCTTGGCTCTTCAGGTAAGCAGTGGAAAGATATATACATAGATGGTGTTGCTTACTTAGACGCTATTGACTTCAACGGCACAGCAATATCTGCTACAGCTGCAGAGCTTAACATCATGGACGGTGTAACAGCCACCACTGCTGAACTTAACATAATTGATGGCGATACTTCTGCTACTTCTACAACAGTCGCAGATGCAGACAGAGTTGTATTTAACGATGCAGGAACAATGAAGCAGGTTGCTGTAACTGACCTCGCTGCATACTTTGACGATGAAATAACAGCAATGCCAAACCTTGTAACTACTGCAGCTACAACTGTGGGTGCGTTGAACAGTGGGTCTATAACAAGTGGCTTTGGCACAATAGACACAGGCTCATCTACAATAACAACCACAGGGCTTATCACAGGTGGCTCACTAGACATTGATGACGTTGTAATAAATGGAACAACCATTGGTCACACAGATGACACAGACTTAATTACACTAGCAGATGGTGCTGTAACCATAGCAGGTGATTTGACAATCAGTGGTGATGACCTCACTATGGGTACAAATACCAGTGGTCACATTATGGTTGCTGATGGAACTAACTTTAATCCTGTAGCTGTATCAGGTGACGTAACTATAGCAGCAAATGGTGCAGTAACAATAGCTAACGATGCTGTGCAAAAAGCTATGGTAAACGCAGATGTTATTACAGGACAGACTGCTGAAACATCTCTTGACACATCAAATGATACAATACTTATACATGATGCGTCTGCTAGTTCGCTAAAGAAAACTACACTTGCATCTATATCTTCTGCTCTTGGTGGTATCACAGATGTTGTGGCAGATACATCGCCACAGTTAGGTGGTAACTTGGACATGAATGGCAACGATATTGTCACTACATCCAACGCAAACTTAGAGTTAGCTCCAAACGGAACAGGTAAAGTTGTTGTAAAAGGTAACAGTAATCAAGGTGCAATACAGCTTAACTGTGAAGCCAACTCGCATGGACAAACAATAATTGCTGCTCCTCACTCAGAGAGTGCATCAAATGTTTTAACTTTACCTAGCACTGGTGGCAATGCTCGTTTAGTATCAGCATCTTCTACAGCCACACTTACAAACAAGACACTCACCTCACCAAAGATAAATGAGGACGTAGCACTAACAGCCACAGCAACAGAGTTAAACTTGCTAGACGGTGTGTCAGGATTAGTGCAAGCAGACTTTACAAAACTAGCTGCTGTAGACGCAACTGCTTCAGAATTAAACTTGACAGATGGCTCATCTGCAGGTACAATAGTAAATAGCAAAGCTGTAATATATGGTAGTTCAGGTGAAGTAAATGCTACTACATTACAGATAGCAGGTACATCTATTACATCAACTGCGACTGAACTAAACCTACTTGATGGTGTATCAGGGTTAGTACAGGCTGACTTCACTAAACTTGCTGCAGTAGATGCAACAGCAACAGAGTTAAATATCATGGATGGTGATACATCTGCTACATCCACAACTCTTGTAGACGCAGATAGATTAGTAACAAATGATGCAGGTACAATGAAACAGGTAGCCTTAACAGACGTTAAGACTTACTTAACAAGTGCAGGATTTAGTACAGAAGACCCGACTGCCTTGGCGATTGCCTTGGGTTGATATAGGAGAAAGATATGGCAAATACATTTAAATGTGTAACAAAGGCAGGAGTGACAAGTCTTGATGTTATATACACAGTGGCTAGTAGCACAACTACAGTTGTTCTTGGATTAGTCTTAGGTAATACAACAACAAGTCAGGTGACAGCTACCGTTACACTAAACACAGATACAGGTAATAGGTCAGGAGCTAACAATGAAGCTAATCAGGCTGTTGAACTTGTTACTAACGCACCAATACCTGCAGGTTCATCATTAGAGCTACTGTCAGGAAACAAAGTAGTGCTAGAAGCAACAGATGAAATAAAGGTATCAGCATCTGGTGCAACAGACGTAGCACTATCAATCATGGAGATAACATAATGCCTTATGTAGGTAATGCAATAGCTACCACATTCAGCACAATACCATCTGTGCAAAGGTTTAACGGAGATGGCTCTGACACGACATTTACGCTGTCACAGACCGTCACTAGCGTTCAGGACATACTTGTATCAGTCGATGGTGTAGTGCAGGACAGTAACGCTTATACAGTGCCTGACGGTACAACACTAACCTTTAGTGCAGCACCTTCATCAGGAACAGGTAACATCTTTGTCAACTACCTAGCTCTAACAGACGGTAGTGTCACAGCACCTGAAGCAAACAAGGGTAACTTCAAGCATGGTGGTATGTTCAGAACTAATGCACAGTCAATGGACAGTAATGTAACAATCGCAGCTACAGAGAACGCTAATGTTACAGGACCTCTGACAATAGCAAGTGGGTCTACACTGACAATAGAATCAGGAGGGAACGTAGCAATACTATGAGCAATCTTCTAGTACAAAATATAAAGCATACTAATGGCACTACTGCTCAAACAGTAGATTCAACAGGGCGAGTTCTAACTCCTGCAAGACCTCATGCTATGGTAGTTATTAATTTAACAGCTACAAGTGGGTACGATACTGTAGCAAACAACGCTGTTATACCTTTTGCAGGTATAGTGCGTGAAACAGGTTCAAATTACGATACAACAAATTACAGATATGTTTGTCCTGTAGCAGGTTTATATTTAGTCACTTGTAATTTAATCACAGACTCAGCAGCAAATCTTGATATTGCTGTACGTTTAAGTGGTTCTGATATTCATAGATTTTTTGAAGATGACACTAGACAAATTGGGTTTACCACAACTATAGAAGCGACAGCATCTCAATATATAGATTTTCAACAAGGTTCTGGTGGAGATAGAAATATAAATAAAGCAGGTACAGATGCTTCAAGATATACTGCGGCATCATTTACGTTAATAGGATAAAGAAATGTCAAATGAGATGAATGAATTAAGGAATGTTAGAAATAAAATGTTGTCAGATAGTGATTGGACAGTCATGCCAGATAGTCCATTATCTGATAGCAAACAAGCCGAATGGAAGACATACAGACAAGCATTAAGAGATATGACTAAAACAGCTAGTCCGAAGACACAAGGTGCAATGCTTGATATGTCATCTGTAACATTCCCAACAAAACCGTCATAGGATAAGATAATGGCAACACTCAAAACAAACACACTCACAGGCACATCAACAGCAGGGTCTATTGCCGTCACAGGAGAGGGTAACTCTACAACTACCAACTTACAGCAGGGGTTGGCTAAACACTGGGTAAACTATGATGCAGTATCTCAAGCTACACATGGTAGTTTCAATCAGGGTTCTTTAACAGATAATGGCACAGGTGATTTTACAACTACCTATACTAACAATTTATCAGGTGCAGAGGACAAATGTATAATATTTGGTGCATGGAACACCAATGATAATGGTGGTGGTCTTGGTGCAGGTAATGAAAGAGGTGGTACTACTTGTGGTCAATATGGACCTGAAGTTTCAGCTACAAGTAAAGTTAGATATACTTGTCATTATGGTTCAACAGGTAGTTCAAATGGAGGTCTGTTTGACTATGAAGGCAACTACTGTGCAACTTTAGGAGACTTGGCATGAGTACACTAAGAACAAATGCCCTAGAGGGAGTAGACGCAAAGAACAGCATCACTATTGTTGCAGGTGCAGGGAATGTTACTACTACGAATGTGCAGAGTGGGATTGCAAAGGCTTGGGTTCATGGCTCTGCTTCAGCAGGACTAACTGGAAGTTTTGCAATTTCAAGTGGGGTTGATAATGGAACAGGTGATTATTCATACAATCTTACAAACTCAGTGGAGTCAGACGAAAATTCTGTTTTTGTTATGAGTCCTCGTTCATCATCAGACAGGGCAGGACCTGCTATTCTTAGCTCTACCTCTCAGTTTACTGTTCACGTTTTTGATATTAGTTCTGAATCTTTAGTTGATAGTGGTGTAAACGTAACTGTACACGGAGACTTAGCATGACACCAGAATTTCAAGGAACACATTTATGGGATAGACTAGGATGGGCAAAGCAAAACCTAGAGCCATACAGAAGTGAGTATTGCATTGTATGGGAAGACCCTGACAACCTAGATGAACCTGCAAAGGTCACACACCCTGATCCTAACTGGATGGCTTGTGCATTAAATGGTGGGATACTACCACCTGTGTGGGTTTATTGGGAACTTAAGAAGGACGAAGCACAGCCTGACTTTGTAAAGCATACACGAGGGTATCTGTTGCACAACACTGAGCCAGTAAAGGCGATGACAGAAGAAGAAGCAATAGAGTACCTTATACAGAAAGATATACCTGAAAAGGTGTGGAGAGAATATGAGAAGTCTAATAAACCTAGACTAATCATATGCAAGAAAGAGCAACTGCCACAACATCGTACATGGCGAAATGCTTGGAAAATAGCTGCTTAAATAGGAGGAAACTAACATGGCAACTAAGACTTTTGTAACCGACAAGGATGGTGCAACAGCAGACGCTTCAAGCATAACCATGCCATCCGACAGACATTTTAGAAATGCTTGGAAATTAAATGGTTCTGTTATGGCTGAAGACATGACTGCTGCTAAAGTTATCTTCAAGGATAAAATCAGGGAAGTGCGAAAGCCTTTACTTGAAGCTGAAGATGTAACATACATGAAGGCACTTGAAGCTGATGACGCATCTGCTAAAACAGCATCTGTAGCAAAGAAGAAAGCATTGAGAGATGCTCCTTCTGCAAAGGCTATAGATGATGCAGACACAATAGCTAAACTAAAAGCTGCTTGGGATGCAAGCACATTGGGTGACAGCCCTTACGCATGAGGTAAATAAATGGCTTTAACTGTAGTAAGAGGACGAGGAGGACCATACTCCATACACTATCTAGCAGTAGGTGGTGGTGGAGGTGGAGGAGCTTCTCTACAAGACTCCACTGTAGGTAACGGTGGTGGTGGAGGTGGAGGTGTTGTCCTTGAAGGTGAATATATTGCAGAGTTAGCTAGACAGTACACTATAACTGTTGGGGCAGGTGGCAATGGAACATTAAATAACTCTACAGTAGGAACAAAAGGAGCGTCTTCCTCTATTGATTCTTTAGTTGTAGCATTAGGTGGGGGCAGAGGAGGTTCATATCACGGAAGTTCAGGTCCTGCCAACTCAGCAGAAAATCCAGAGTTTGATTTAGCAGGAACTGGTGGGGGTGCAGGATACAATGCGAGAAGAGGGCGTGGAACAACAGGTTTATTTGGAGGTCACCACGCTCAATACATAGCAGAAAATGAGTATGGTGGAGGTAATAGCAGTAGTGGAGCTTTTGGTTGTGGAGGTGGTGCAGGAGCAGCACAACATGGATTTGACGGCACAGCAGGTTCTGGTGGAGCAGGTGGAACAGGAAAGACCACAACTATAATTACCACAACACAAGCTACAGACAACTCTGTAGGACAAGTAAGCAGTAGCGTTCTCTACTTTGGTGGAGGTGGAGGTGGTGGCTCTGAGCAAAACACAGCAGGTTCAGGTGGACTTGGTGGTGGTGGAGCAGGGTCAAACAGCACTGCAGCAGGTACAGCAGGAACAGCCAACACTGGAGGTGGGGGTGGTGGAGGTGGTAACCCTTCAGGCACTGATGGGGGTACAGGTGGAAATGGCGGTAGTGGTTTAGTTATACTACGTATGCCCACAGCAAGCTACTCAGGAACAACTACAGGTTCACCAACAGTTTTAACATCTGGTAGTGATACCATATTATTATTTAAATCATCAGGGAGTTATACAGGATAATGCCATACATAGGAAAAGCACCACAGCAAGGCATCCGTAACAGGTTCATCTACCAAGCAACAGCAGGGCAGACATCCTTCAGTGGTTCAGATGCTAACTCACTTTCGCTCACATATCCTGACGGTGAGTATGTAGATGTATATCAAAACGGTATACTACTTAAACCTGCAACCGACTACACCTCTACATCAGGTACATCAGTCGTGTTGGTCACAGGAGCATCAGCTAATGATGTAGTAGAGATAATAGTGTACGACACCTTCAGTATAGCCAACAGCTACACCAAGGCAGAAGCAGACACACGCTATCCCTTCTTAGGTAACGACAGCATTATACGAACCAATGGTCAAACTATCAGTGCTGACGTAACAATCAGTAGTACAACCAATGCACTGTCAGCAGGACCTATTACAGTCGGTGCATCAGCAACACTAACAGTTAATGGATTTTATACAATATTATGACAAGTGAACTTAGAGTAGATAATTTAAAAGGTAGCACCACAGGTGGCAGTATAAATGTCTTGGGTGAAGGTACATCTGCGACTACTAACTTACAGCAGGGTTTGTGTAAGGCATGGGTTCATGTGCATGACAACGCTAGTATAGATGACAGTTTTAATATTTCTGCGATTGAAGATACAGGAACTGGAAATATTAAAACTACTTATACGAACAATATGGCAAATGATGATTATGCAGGTTCAGGTCTAGCAAGACTAAACTCAGGTGGTGGTGATGCTTTTATGCGTTTTTCAAGTAGTATTATTACCTCTCAAACAATCTATATATGCGCTAATGAGAGTGGTACTGATATAGATGGAGAAACACAGACTATGTTGACACACGGAGATTTAGCATAATGGCAAGTGAAATTAAAGTAGATACAATCGTCAATGCAGGGGGAGATAATGACTCAGGTATTGACCTAAGTACGAATGATTTAGTTACTGTAAAGACAGCTAACACTGAACGCATGAGGATAGATGCGAGTGGCAACGTAGCCATAGGACACACAGCACCTGACGTTGCTCTTGATGTTTTAGGGGCAGTTAATTTAAGAAGTACAAACTTAGCACACGGTGCTACAACAATAGCTGATACAAATGAGTATGCTAATTTTGTTGAGGAAAACTCAGGTAATGGTGGTTTAAGAATAAATGCCATAACTGAAGCAACTTCTGGCAACCTAAGTGCCTTTCAAGTCCAAGCAGTTCAAAAAACAGAGGATACTGGTTACAACCATGCAGCCATACGTCTTAGATGTACAACGATAGATGGTACAGGTGAAACAAATATGGGTAACTCTGCGGCTATGTTGACTATTGGAAACGGTGGTACAGAAGTTTTTAGAATTATAGGACAAGGTGATGCTACTTTTTCTACAACAGGTTGGGACAGAAGTTTTGATACAAGTGATACTAATGTTACAGGTGTAAATATTTTTCCCAATGCTAGTTTGCAGTTTCAAGTTGATGCAGGTGCTACTGGGTCAGAAATAATAAATGTTAATAATATACAAAGTAGTGGTTCATGTAGTATTTTACAATATAGGATACAAAATTCTACTGAGGGTTCTATACACGCAACTACAAGTGGGCTTGCTATATCTAATACTTCTGATTATAGAAGAAAAGAAAAAGTAACAGATTTAACTGGCTCACTTGATGCAATAAATACACTTAAACCTAGACAGTATTATTTTAAAGAGGGTTATGGTAAACCTACAAGAGCTTTTGCAGGATTTATAGCACATGAAGTTCAAGAAAGTAGTTTAGCTCACATGACCACTGGCGTAAAAGACGCAGTGATTACTGAGGAACAGGTAGCAAGTGAAGAATACCATGACATGAAAGTTGGTGACCCAATCTATCAGACAGTAGCTTATGCAGACAATGAATTGATAACTAGGTTGGTGGGAGCAGTGCAAGAGTTATCAGCTAAGAACGATGCACTAGAAGCTCGCATTAAGAAGTTAGAGGATGGATAATGGCATCAACACTTAAAATAAATACATTAACAGGTGTCAGCACAGCAGGGTCAATCGCTGTGACAGGCGAAGGGAATAGCACCACGACTAATCTGCAACAGGGTTTGTGTAAGATGTGGATTCATTTTAATGGAACAGGCACTATTGCAACAGATGATAGCTTAAACTCTTCTGGCATAACAGATGTAGGCACAGGTGCTTACACAATTTCTTTTACAAATAGCATGGCTAATACTTCTTACACAGTAACAGGAGCAGGTAAAGAGGATACCTCTAGTTCACATACAGGTAGTAGTGCTGATAGAACTTTCAGACCTGCAAGAGTTCCTTTAGCGACTGGAGATGTAAAAGTTATAGGTGCAAATATGGACACTTCTTTCCGTGACCTTGAAGAAGTATATACTGTGTTACATGGAGATTTAGCATGAGCAAAGCAGCAGAATTAGCAAACCTTATAGGCAACATCAACGCAGGTGGTGGTGGAGTAAACAGGAATGTCATCATCAATGGTGCAATGAACGTGGCACAGAGAGGAACGTCAGAAGCAAACGTAGCTAGCAGTGGATATTATGTTTGTGATAGGTTTAGAGTAGGAGTAAACACAAGTGGAAGAAGCACATTATCACAAGATAGTTCAGCACCAAGTGGATTTGCAAATAGTCTTAAAGTAGCCTGTACAACAGCAGACACCTCAGTAGCATCAGATGAAGTATTTAGTATACAACACAAAATAGAGGGGCAAAATTTACAAGGATTTGCAAAAGGAACATCAGACGCTAAACCATTTGCTGTATCTTTTTATGTAAAGGGCAATGCTAGTGCGACTTTTGCTTGTGAACTTATTGATAATGACAACTCTAGGCAGATAACTAAACTTTTTAATGTTACAACAGATTGGACACGAGTAAAGTTATCTTTTCCTCCTGACACAACAGGAACATTAGATGATGACAATGCTTCAAGTATGACCATTGTTATATGGTTACACGCAGGAAGTGATTTTACAAGTGGTACGCTAAACTCAAGCTCTTGGGCATCTAGTGTGTCTGCAAATAGAGCAGGAGGTATATCATCTATTTATGACAGCACAGACAGAACCTTTTTCATCACAGGATTTCAAATGGAAGTAGGACAGAACTGCACAGAGTTTGAGCATGAGCCTATTGAGAGGACGTTAGAAAAATGTCAGAGGTATTTTCTTCATTATGGGTTTGGTGGCAATGCCCATCTAGGCACAGCTTCTTATTATAGGTCTAATCTTGCTGTAATAAGTATATTTTTTCCAACAGCAATGAGAACAAACCCTTCAGTAGTAGAAAATTTAGGTTCTACAGGCAATCAGTCTTTTATAGTATATACAGAAAATTATGTAGACTATGTGAGCAGTACAGGTATTGCAAGACAAGGACTTTATGGATGCCACCTTGAAATAGGAAATGGCAATGGTACGATTGGTCATGCAGGCTCTGGAACTCTTCAATATACAGACCAATCAGTACAATTTAATGCAGAGTTATAAAAATGAATATAGAATCAGCACAATACCATAAGTCAATTACGTCTAATGAGATAACATCTATTAAGGTTAAGTTAGAGGGGCATCCAAATTCAACTATGAATGTTCCACTAGACCCTTCTAACTCAGACTATGCAGAAATAATGCGACAAGCAAAAGAAGAAGGACTGACCATCAAGGACGCTGAGTAGTGTTTGACCCTGTTACCATATCTGCTGCCGTAGCTACAGCAAGTACAGCTTTTAATGGTATCAAGAGAGCATTTCAGGCAGGACGAGACTTTGAAAGTATGGCAGGGGACTTGTCAAGATGGATGGGTGCAGTCAGTGACGTAGATGCTGCCCACAAGTCGGCTAACAACCCATCAATGCTCCGTAAGGTACTCAATGCCAAGAGCATAGAAGAAGAAGCGATAGAAGCATTTGCTGCTAAAAAACAACTGGAACAACAAAGAAATGACCTACGCACTTTTATACAGTTTTCTCAGGGGCAATCTGGGTGGGAAGAACTCCTACGCATGGAAGCAGACATACGCAAGA